TTGATTAAATGACTCTCCGTTCGAGGTAACGAGCGCATTCCTGAAGGATCGATGGGTTATCCTCGGCATCGCCCAGAAGTCTGTTGCATCTCTGGCAAAGGATTCCGCGAACCATTCCCGTACTGTGGCAATGATCAACGCGGGGTTGCTCGTTGAGAATCTCGGAAAGGAGTCTTACAGCATTGGCATCGATTGTCGCAGGCCCGAAGCATCTCCGCGAACTGGTCCAAGGTCAAACCGTACTTCCTCTGAAGGTGGTTCTTCCTTCCGTGTAGCTTGTGACGATCTGGATTGGCCTCTCGCCAGGCCTTTTTGTACGCTTCGTACTTCTCTTTGTTGGCTGCCTGATAAGCCTTCGTTGCAGCATCATGCTTGTCCTTGTTAGCTTCAACCCAAGCTTTATTGCGGGCTTTCACCTTCTCTTTATTGGCATCGTAGTAAGCCTTCTTCCGGGCGCAATACTGCTCCTTCTTGGCCTCATATCGAGCTTTGTGTTGGGCTGCGATGCTTTCCTTCTTGGCCTCATATCGAGCTTTGTGTTGGGCTGCGATCTTCTCTCTGTTGGCCTCTTGCCAAGCCTTGACGTAAACCGCTCTCTTCGCCTTGCGTTCCTCTTCCCGGCTCAATGGTTGTGTCAGCTCGAACTCGTCCGGTGTGGTAGAGTTGCTCTCAGACATGACGGACGCTCCCTTCGTTCGTTGTGTTCAGGGAACTAGCATGGGTGATGATCCGTCTGGCTTCTGCCGTCATATCACATAGCACTAGTAGCATCAACGTTGATGCGTTAAAGCAACAATCGCATGGCCGATACCGACCCACGTTTATTCCCCGCCCTCCCGAATGTCGGAGGCTCTTTCTCCAGCGATGATCGCGCGTGGATCATGAAGGAGGTCGAGTCCGGCCTGCGCAACCACCGGCCGCGGCTCGCTTCCGCAATCGAGAACCAGGCCTTCTACGACCTGGAGTCCGACCGCTATCAGCCGCGGCGCGAGGCGGAGACTGAGTTTGATTTCGCCGGCCGTCCTCGTCGTCAGTCTGGATTTGTTCAGCAGGCCGTGGACCGACTCTGCGAACACACCTACAATCCAGGCCCTCAGAGGACTGTCATTGGCGATGGCCTTGCTGATTCTCTTCTTACCCAAGTCTACGAAACCAACCACATCGACTGTGTGATGCAGCACGCCGAGCAGCAGGCGACCCTGAACGACGTCTGCGCCGTCCAGGTCAAGTGCACGAACGACCCCGACAAACCCGTCGATCTCCAGCTTTGGGGCGGCGACGAGTTCACGGTCTTTACCGACCCGGAGGACCCCAGGCAGGCGTTCGCGGTCGTCACGATCGACAGGTACAACCAGCGGACGCGGTACAAGCTGTGGTTCGAGGACGAGGTACGGACCTACCTCACGGATCAGTACTCGGCCGACAAGACCGCCGGGGCGCGGGTGGCGATCCAGGCCAGGACCGAGGAGCGAAACACGTATGGGTGCATCCCATTTGCGTTCCTCCACTACCGGGCCCCCGTTCGCCAGTTCTGGACGCCCGGCCCGGGCACGTTCCTGCGTAAAGCGGAGCTCCGGATCAATGACCGGCTCAGCGAGCTGGACGAGCTCATCAGCAAGTACGGCCGTCCTATCGGGGTGTTTAGAAATGTTAGTCCCACCTTTACTCCGGAGATCGGGCCCGGCCGGTTCATGCGACTCTGTCGCGGTGGGACGGGCTACACCGGGGAAGGCTACGCCGATGGAGGGGAGCCCTCGGCCGAATATCTGCAAGCCCAGCTTGCGATCGAGTCGATCTGGGTCGACCTCGAGAAGTACATGAAGCAAGTGTCGACGGCCGTCAGCTTGCCCTATACGGCCCTCGAGCTCGAGTACAGCGACGCACCGTCCGGGATCAGCCTGATCATCAAGGCCGCGCCCCTGCTTACCCGGGCGAGGCAGCGGCGGCCGATCTACCAGCTCGCCGAGCTGGGCCTGGCCCGCAAGGTCCTGACCGCGTGCGGCAGCCACTACGGCCATGCCGATCTGCTCGAGCAGGCGAAGCAGCTCCAGCTCCTGCTCGCATGGGCCGAGCCCCGCATCCCGATCCCCGGTCCCGACCGTGACCAGTCGGACGAGTGGGAAATGCAGGTCGGCATCAAGTCGAGGGTCAATGTCTGCATGGAGCGCTACGGGCTCAATCGCGATCAGGCGATAGCGCACATCGAGCAGGTGGCCGAGGACGAGGCCGAGGCCCAGGCCCAGGAGAAGGGACCGCCCAAGCAGAACCCCGTCGCACCTCCCAAGCAAGAAGCGCCGGAAAAGGATGACGCCAGCGGTGCGGCGACGGAGGAAGACGAGCCGGTCAACGACGTCACGGGCCCGCAGTCAAGCAGCGAAGCAAGCGATTGAACCACGGACAGCACAGACAGGACACGGAAGATGTGTATGAACGGCAAGTGCGGCCGGTGCGGCGCGGCATGCAAGGCGCCGGAGCCGAAGCAGAGCGCGACGAAGGCCGGGCCCGTCAAGGGCGACGGGCTGGGCCCACGCCCCGCGGGGGCGGGGTGGGTCGCGAAGCAAAAGGCGGTCGAGAAGGCCGCAAAACAGGCCAGAGCGAAGAGGCTTAGCTGATGCCAGACGAAACCATTACCCCAACGGAGCCCGTTCCCGTGCCGACAGAAACAACCGCCCTCGATGTCTTGCAACGCCAGGTCGAGAGCCTGACTACTCAGCTCCAAACCCTGACCAGCCAGCGCGACGAATACCGCGACGCCCTGGAGACGATCACCGGCGAGCGTGACACCCTCAAGTCCCAGATCTCCAGCCCCGACGCCCAGGCCGCCCGGATCAGCGAGCTTGAGGCGTCGATCCGCGACCGCAGCCACTTTGACAAGTTCGCCGAGCTGGCCAAGGGCGCGAAGGCCAAGGACGCCGCGCTCAAGCACCTCTGGCAGGTCAGCGGCTACAAGGCCGAGGCCGACGAGATCGACGAGAAGGCGCTCCAGAGCCTCGTGGCCAAGCTCAAGCAGGATGCCGGCTACGCCTTCGACCACGAGGACAACGCCACCACCACGGCCGCCAGGGAGGCCGCCAGGCCCACATCACGCACCAAGTATGGGCTGGACATCGGTAGTGCGGGCGAGCCGGCCGGCGGCGGACGCGCCAGCCGCAATCAGGGCGCCGACGGCACCATCGTCACCCAGGAGATGCGGGCCGATCCCAAGTTTATGCTGGATCCGAAAAACCGCGAGCTGATCCGGGACGCGGCGATCGGTGGGCGGTTCCGCTGAAAGACCTTTAACCACGGACAACCCAGCGCGGCCAAGCCGCAACCGCATGACTGCACGAGTGAACGATGAGCGCCGAAATTTCGGTGCTTCCTACAACTTCCGAGTCCATCAGGCATTAGGAAATCGGCGCACGCCTCGAAGATTTTGACCGTTAGTAGAACGGACAGGACCACGGAAAGGGAAACACAATAGATAAATCAATTTAGATATTGATTGTTCCGTGTTTTTCCGTGGTTAAGTTCCCCAAGAGATTCCCCCATGGCACGACAGATCGACAACGCCGCACGGGCTCATGCCGAGCATAACGCCGCACAGCAACGACAGGCAGCTTTCCACCAGCCGTCCAAGATGGGCGCACGCGATCAGCGCGCGGCCGGACCGATCGTGGGATTTCCCACCACCCCGGCCGATGGCCATAAATTCGGGCCTGGCCGTGAGGACGGCTTGAGCAACAAGACCGATGGGCACCGGTTTGGCCCCGGCAAGGACGGCGGCGACTGTGCCAAGCTACCCTGAGGTTGAACCATGGAAAACACGGAACAACCACGGAATAAGACGTAAAGAAGTTTGAGAATTTCATTTCTTTTCCGTGGTCCTGTCCGTGCTTTCCGTGGTTGAGTTCCCCTTCCCCCGTTCTTTCTCAATTCGTTTTTCCAGGAGGCCCCTTCGTGGCCAACAATTTCGCTGCATTTTTCGAGACCCTGGTGGCCGGGGCCGACGAGTACAACAAGGCCAAGGTCGGGCGCACCGCGTTGCTCGACGCCGTCTACAAGGACGTCAAGCCGGAAGCCGCGCGCATCGGCAAGACGGTGGACGTCTACTTTCCCGACGTGGGACCGCTCCAGGCCATCAACAACGGCATCCTGACCGCGACCACGGTCAACCCGAATTACATCCCGTTGGTTTTTCAGACCCGCGCGGGTGCGGCCCTCCAATTTCAGGACTTCGAGCAATGGCAGACTGCGGTCGACCTCGCTCAGAAGTTCTTCGACCCGCTCTACAAGCGGGCGCGTGAGTACCTTAACGGTCAGATCGCGGCCCTGATCACACCCGCCAACTTCAACAGCAATGCTCCGATCATCGGCGCCACGCAGGGCGAGGTCGCGGTTACTGACCAGCTCAAAGCCTGGGATGTCCTGGCTGACCAGAAGGTTCCTCTCGAGGAATCCGACAAGCTCCGGCTGATGGTGCACAACAACGTGTACCGCAAGATGCTGGGCGACTCGGCCTGGGTGCAGGAGAGCTTGGTTTCCGCCGCCATCGCCAGTGAGGCGCGGCAGTCCGCGAACTTGGCCCATGCGTTCAATTTCCAGCCGATCTGGGATCAGCAGATGCCCACGTCGACCGGGACCATCCTTTATGGTCAGGTCAGCGTTACCTACAATTCGGCAGTCGTGACCGGGCTCAACACCGTGTTCACCCAGCAGCTTACCGCGGGGACCTCTTATCTCACGTTCGGCAACGATGCATCGAAGACGACTTACAAGGTTGCTTCGATCCAGAGCGACACTTCGCTGACCTTGAGCGCCGCGGTCACGACCGGCGTGACCAGCACGGCCACGACGGCGACGACCAGCGCTCGCATCCAGACGATCCTCGGCGGCAACGTCACCGTGACCGCAGGCTCGACGGCTGTCACCAGCTCGAGTCTCTTCGGCAACCTGGTCGCCGGCCAGTGGCTACAGTTCGCGGCCGACAGCACGAAGACGCCCTACCAGATCGCGACCGTCACCGATGCTTCGGACATCGTGCTGGTGCAGCCCTACGCGGGAGCGACCGACTCGAGTCACCTGGCGACCGTGCTGTCCTACACGAGCCTGGCCCTGCACGAATACGCCATCGCCCTGGCCCTGCGGCCGATCGCCACGCCGGACGAGGCCCGCAACGTCGTTGACGTCACCTACCTCGACCTCATGGGCATCCCCCTGCGGGTCATGGTCTCTTACGTCCACATCTACCAGGCCCTCTTCGTCACGGTCGACTTCGGCTACGCCCTGGGCGTCATCCGTCCCGACTTCGGCGTAATCATCAACTGCTAAAAGGGGTGGACGATGCAGCTTGGAATCGTGGGGGGTGAGCCGATCGGATCGCAGCTCACCCCGGCGCAAGGGCTCAGTCCCGTAGGGCAGCCCGCTCCCGGCGGCTGGGGGCTCACTCCCAGTGATGTTTACGCCGTGGCCCCCTCGGTCACGGTCACGACGACCGGCACGGTGATCAACTGGAATGCCGCGGGTCTCTTTCAGTACCAGCTCACAACGGGCTACGCGTTCGCTCCGACTTTCGCCAATGCTCAGGTTGGCCAGACGATCTTCCTGCTCTTGAAGCAGCCGGCCAGCTCGACGGCCGCGACCCTGACACTTCCCACGGGCACCATCGTCGCCGGGACGGCCGCGGCCACCGCGACGATCTCCAGCACGAACAGCGCCATCGACCTCGTTCAAGTCACCTGCACCGCGCCGGGCGTCTATCTCGCCGTCGTGAATTGATCCCCCGAAAGGAACGCTCCATGATTCTCTCGAACACGGTGGCGACGTCGGTCGTCCTGAACGGCGCCACCAGCACGGTCAACACCCCGGCCGACACGCTCGCCCCGCTGGGCTTCGGTGTCGTCAGCAATGGCGAGAACTGGCGGGGTTGGCCGGGACCCAATCAACCAGTTGTTCCCGCCGTCACGGCGACGGCCACGACCAACCTCGATTGGTCGCAGGGCGGGTTGTTCCAGGTGAACTATCCCGCGACCATGCTGGCCGTCACTTTCACGTTCACCAACGTCCAGGTTGGCCAGACCATCCAGATGTGGAGCAAGCAAGGCGCCTCGTCCGCATCGACCGTCACCTGGCCGTCCGGCATTATCTGGTACGGCGGCGGCTCGGGTGTCCCCTCGACGAGCACCTCCGCCATCGATATCACGATGATCACCTGCATCGCCCCGGGCAGCTATGTCGGTCAAGTGCAAAAAGCCTACTCCTGATCTACCAAGCCCGCTAGCAACCGGCGCCCGGGGGACCGCCACCCCGGGAGGCTCGTGCTCTCTCGGAGGCCTCCATGCCCTACCAAGCCACAACGCCTGTTTCCCAGCAGGCCGGCATTTTGCACGCGGGCTCGACTCCCCTGACCGCGCAGCAAAAGGCCGTCTCGATCACCAGTTCGGGGACGATCGTCGCCGCGCCGCCGTCGGGCTACGCGATCGCGGTCGTCCAGATCGCCCTGGTCGCGTCCGCGGCACTCACCGCGGTCAATCTCCAGTCCCACACGACGACCGGCATCGCGACCGGCGGCGTGACCCTGGCTGCTAACGGGCAGCTCGTCCTGCCCTTCTCCCCCTGCCCCTGGCTCACGTGCGTGCCTGGCGAGGCCCTCGACCTCGAGATGACCGGCACGGGCACGCTGGCGGGCACCGTCAACTATGTCCTGGTCCCTGCCGTCGGAATTGACGGGCTGTAACAACTGACAACTGAGAACCTTCCATGGCTTCCTACATTCCCACGCAGTGCCTGGCCGGATTCAACACGGCCGCAATCCACGTCGGTTCCGATACGTTCAAGCTCGCGCTGGGAACGGGAACGGTGCCGTCGACCTACGATTCAGCCAACGAGTATTACGGCGGTTCGGACTTCACCGAGGCAACCGGCACCGGTTACACGGCCGGAGGCAACACGGTGACCCTGGCCGGCGCCCAGTACACCACGGGCGGCGTGCACCAGTACGCGACCGCCGCCTCAGCACTATCTTCCTCCTGGGCGGCAGCGACGCTCACGAACGTGACCTACGCCTACCTCTACGATGCCACCGCGAGCCCGAAGTACGCGATCTGCGTATGGGACTTCGGCGGGGCGCAAAGCGTGACGGCGAATACGTTCGCGGTCAACTTCACCGACACGAACCCGAATTACCGGGTCTGGTACTGGAGTGTCTCGCCATAAAAGTTGTCAGTTGACAGTTGTCGGAAAAGACAACTCCGACAACCGACAACCGTTCGAGCGCAGCGAGAACAAGCAACATGACATGTCACATCTGCGAGGGTCGCTAGACGATCGAATCTGCGGTCCGATACCAGCTCATCGCGGAGCAGTCGCCTGATAAGCCGCCTCCGTTCGTGGCTCTCTGCAAGAGCCATTGCAGCGAGGCGGAAGGCGCTTATCGCGAGATCAAGCGCCTCCAGACCGGACCTGTCACCATCAACCTGCCTGGCCTGCGAATTGGCGGGGCAGTAGGGCGATCATGAAAGCCAAACTATGACCTGGGTACACGTTCAAGGCACATCCGGTGCATCTACTTCCCTGACCTTTGGATCGGCCGTCACCGCTGGCGATCTCATTGTCGTAAGCGTCGCGGAGTTTAACAGTGGCGCTGGCACCATCACGTGCAAGGACTCCATCAATAACACAACTTACACGCAAGTAGCCCAGGTTTCTAACAGCGGTAATCAAATAGCAGTATTTTGGTTTCTGCCGCCTGTGGGCGGCTCCTCATTTACCGTAACAGCGAGTGATGCCTACTACTCGTCAATGACTATTGACGAGTATAGCTTCCCTGCCGGATCGACTGCAGTCATCCTCGACTCCAGCGGCACGGCGACTGGGCCCGCCTCGCTAGCGAGCAGCCTCACCATCACGGGCACGGACTTGATCTACGCGGCGTGTGCAGTAAGCGGCCCAACGGTTGCAGCGGGATCTGGCTTCACGCAGCGGGGCCAGGTCGCCTACGTGTATGCTGTAGATATTGGCATTACCAGTGAGGATTATATCAACGTATATAGCAATATCAATCCCTCGTTCGCTACAGCACCAGAGGCGATGATTGGCGTGGCGTTCAAGGCGCTGTCACCCTACACGTTCAACGCGGCCGGCCTGGCGATATCGGGCGCGTTTGGCGGCGCGACTGCGGGTCCGTCACCGGGCGTGGCGGGCATGGCGATCAGCGGCTACCCAGGCGGGACCAGCTCCAGCATCTTCGCTCCCTTGGCCGGTCTGGCGATCAGCGGCTACCCCGGCGGCGCGACCGCGGGGCCATCTCCTGCCGCGGCGGGCCTGGCGATCAGCGGCGGCTGCGGCGGGATCACCTTTCCCATCTCCTCACCCGCCGCAGGAATGGCGATCAGCGGCTACCCCGCCGGTGCCACGGCGGGGCCATCTCCTGCCGCGGCGGGCATGGCGATCAGCGGCGCATCCGGGGGTATCACGTTTCCCGTGTCCTCGTCCGCGGCGGGCATGGCGATCAGCGGCGCATCCGGGGGTATCACGTTTCCCGTGTCCTCGTCCGCGGCGGGCATGGCGATCAGCGGAGTGTTCGGCGGCGCTGTTT